TCATATGTAGATGACCGTATCTGGAAACCAGTGATGGACAAAACAGGTAATGGTTTTGCTATCATTCGTTTCCTTCCCGCACCAAAGGGTGAAGAACTTCCTTGGGCAAAACTCTGGAGTCATGCGTTTCAAGGTCCAACTGGACAGTGGTATATTGAGAACTCTCTCACAACCATTGGTCAGAATGATCCTGTGTCAGAGCACAACTCTGCACTGTGGAACTCTGGTGTAGAATCTGACAAAGAGATTGCACGTAAACAGAAACGTAAGTTGCAGTATTACTCCAACATCTACGTTGTCAAGGACTCTGCCAATCCAGAGAACGAGGGAAAGGTATTCCTCTATCGGTTCGGTAAGAAAATCTTTGACAAGATCATGGAAACCATGCAGCCTGCATTTGAGGATGAGTCTCCAGTAAATCCATTTGATTTCTGGCAAGGTGCGAACTTCAAGTTGAAGTTGCGTAAGGTTGATGGTTACTGGAATTATGACAAATCAGAGTTTGAGGCACCATCTGCAATATTTGATGATGATGATCAACTAGAGGAGTTGTGGGGTAAGGAACATTCTCTTACTGCATTTACAGATGCCTCTAATTTCAAGTCCTATGATGAGTTGAAGAAACGTCTTGACGTTGTTCTCTCTGGTGTGACCACAGTTGGTAATGTCACTGAGATGACCACAGGTAAGTCGTTTGATGACTCACCAGAAACTTTATCTGTCGTTGATACACCAGAGGAACCAGCTCCTACTGTATCAGTGACAGAAGAGGATGATGACGATACCATGTCCTATTTTGAGAAACTCGCAGAGGAGAACTAATTGATGAAGACTTTTGTTATGACCGCATTTGCAGCAGTGTTATTCAGCACTGCTGCCAGTGCAAACAGTGTGACGATTCAATGCAGTGATGATGTTGAACGTGGAACACTGAAGTTAACTAATCCACCTACTATGAACTGTGATGACTTTAATCTAGTCAATAAGTATGTTGGTTCTGGTGTGACTGTGGGGCCTGATTCTAAAGTAAATGAGCTGGTCTCTGCGATTGAAAGTATACAACCAGCACCTACTGCAAAACCTATAGTTGGGGTCTCAACTGAGCCTCTTGGTGAGGAGTTTCGAGGGACTAAACGTCACGAAAAGTGGTTTGCTGTAACAGGTGATACTACAACAAAGTGTCCTACACAAGAAAATAATTGGATCAATCTTAGATTCGATGAGAATGGTGGAGTTACCATCAAACGGTAAAAAAGAACCCCTGTAGAAATACAGGGGTTTTTATTAATCACCCGCCGTATGCCATTCCTCCAGATGCAGATAATTCCCCTGCAATTCTACTTGCTGGTTGTAATGGAGTTCCCCCCGCACCAACTGGTATAACCTCAGTTTTTGCCTGTGGTGCATTCATACTTGATGCATCTATATTTACATCCCCACCACCACCTTTTGGTGTGTTACCTACTTTACTTGCATTTGGAGCTGTAGGAACTCCATCTGCCGGCCGTAATCTTTCCTGAGTTTGGGTAAGTTCTGCTTGAATCTGTGCTTTTTCTTCATCTAAGAGTTTTAATCTCTCCGCCTCTGCTGCTTTTGTCTCTTCAAAAGCTTTTCTTCTTTGCTTAATTTGTTTTAATTGACCATCGGTTAATCTTGAGAGAAAACTTGCTTCATCATTTTTTGCTGCTTTCGCCTCAGCTTCTAATAATCGCTCTTCCTGATTTTTCAGAACTCTAGCACTATTTGCTTTTGCAGTTTCAATTGCTTCAATTCGATTTATTCTATCTCTTTGTCGTATTCTTTCCTCTTCAGCTGCTTTTCTTTCTACTTCTTCTGCTTCCTCTTTTGCTCGCATTGCATCTAATTGTGCTTGTTCCTCTTCGGTTAAATCTATACCAAGAAAATCTTTAACTTTCAGTATAGATTCAGTAAAAAAGTTCTTGATCATATCAGTTATTTTTTGCACTGCTCTAGCAATTCTTTCACCGCCAATGTAACCCAAAACTCCTCCAATTAAAGCTCCTATGGCACCACCAATGAGTGTTCCCACTACTGGAATAAAACTACCAATACCAGCACCAATTAATGCAAACTTACCCATATTACTAAACATACCTGAGAATCCAGAATCTAAACCACCAAATAGTCCACCGACAAAACCACTGAATTTATCAACTCCTATTTCTTTTGCCATGTCTATTCCCGCAATACCATCCTTTACGGCCATTAACACACCACCTAAAATAGCCATCGGGCCAAGAACTGCACCTATTCCACTTTTAGCTAAAAGACTTGTTATTGCACCTTTAGTTGCACCAGCTGACAATCCTTTTAATGCAAGACTTCCTGCCAGTTTGAGTGGTGCAAGAAATATGCCAGGTGCAAATGCTCCTATAAGTCCAGCAACTACTAACTTATTATTCCAGAGGAGTTCAAACGCAGTTATCTCTCCATCAAGAAATTTTTCTATATCTTCAAATGCAGTAATAAATTTATCTTTTAAGAAAAGAAATAATGGTTTCAAAACTTTATCATATAGTTTTGCTAATAGTGGGAGCATCTTTTCAAACAAATCTAGCGTCTTGTCAAAATATGGGGAGTTCAAAAATGCAAGAGCTGCAATCGCAAGAGCCCCAAATGCAAACTTTTTGAATCCAGAGAGACCAGATTTAACTTTTTCTCTACCTTGTTTTGCAATGCCACCAAGAAATCCAGCCGTCTGTTTAAGAAATCCCAATACCTGTTTGTCACGATTGAATTGTTCACTCTCGCTCTCTGCATCAGCAGAAGCACTTTGACTTTCTATTTGTTTAGCTTGTTGTTGACTGTCATTAGCTATTTCCTCAGCGTTTGTATCACTCTGGTTAGCTATTTTTGTCTGATGACCTTTTAAAGCTGCTTCACTTCTAAGTCTTGATTGTTCTGCTCTTCTTGCATCATCGGCTGCTCGTTCCTCAGCAGACATCATCTGTCGAGTTGTCTCTTTTTGAGCATCTATTAGTTTTTTAAAATCAGAACTTGTAACTTCAGCCATCTTATCTTTTCCTATTAGTCAGAACTTTTTGCTTTGACATACGCCTCTTTACCAAAGAATGCGGCAACGATTGCTGCAACGGAAACAAAGTATGTTGGTGCCATATTACCTAACACATTTGCAGCAACGTCTAACTTTAAAAACACAGATATCACAACCAAAGATGGATACAACAACATACCAAGTAACGCAAACCATGCCATCCAGCGTTGTGCATCTTCTTTTTTGTCCTCATTATCTAATCGCATCAATTTTTCATCCATCTCAAGTTCCTCATCAGTTACAATACCATCACCATCAAGATCATACTTTTCATACTCACTACCTTTTTCTAACTTCTTTTGAGCCATTGTACTCTCCTAGATAGTTTCTTTTATTTATTTATTTTTTGCTGCCTTTTCGTTTTCTTCCTCGACGTGTTGAATTAATAATCCTACGTATATCTCCCTCTCCCAAGGCATCATACTTTCTATCTCTGTTAAACTCCAATCGTGGTATTGTATCATAGCAAAATTTGTCTTATAATAATTAAAAATAGAATCATGAGAGAGGCCTAGTCGAAAAAACTTTGTAGGCCCTCCAATATTACCTCACCTTTCTTTTTAGTTTTTGGATTTGTCACTTCTACGGAGTGTTGTACTTTTGGCATGGTATCAAAAAACTCCATCACTTCTGCAAATTTTTCTCCCGTCATATTTTCAATAAATTCATCTAGTTCAGAATCAGAGATATCGACTCTATTATAAATTTTTTCACCATCATGTATTTCAAAAACACACCTTTTTATCATTGAAAAAATATCTTCTGAGTTTAATTCACTAAAGCTAACATCCATATCGTTAAGAGTAGGATATCTCATAATCATTTTTATATCTTCAGTAATTTTTACCTCATTCGTATGTCCTACTTTCATATTTACACCAATCTCTTCTAGATTGATTGATTTGTTAACTCTAGTTTCATTATCATCTGGACATAAAAGACTCAGATCAATTTTTTCACCAACAGATTTTCCCCGTATTCTTAAAAAGAAAAACTCTATATCAAAAAGTGGAACACTATATGGGTCTATTTTTTGAAACGTGCAATTACTAATTAAATTTGCAAGAGCTTCCCTTATCTCGTCAGCACTATCTGATTCTTGTGCCATCATTAATGTTTTTTGCTCTTTTACTAGAAAAGGTCTGTACTTTATCTTTTCACCAGTAGAAGGTTGCTCCAACGTATGAGTTGGAGTATCAAGTTTTGGTAGCGCCATAATTTTTCATCCTTTATTATAATCTACTCAGTACTCTGGGTATATTCCTACTTATTTCTCTTTCGGCTGAGTTAACCACAGTATCAAAAACTCTATCAAATATGTTTATGTTTGGGTTTTGATTTTGGTCTAAACTAGTCCAGTATCTAAATGTGAAACTTATTGGAACTAATATTATTTGATCCTTAACATCATATGCTAGTTCATTTGCACCAATGGTCTTTGGAAAAACTTCCCATAATTTAATACCATATCTTCTTTGGTCCTGTTTATCTAAAATATATATCTCTATCGTACCAATGTAATCGTTATAATATCCTATATTCCAAGTTTTTTCATCAAATGCTTGTTTTTGCCAGTTCTCAAAAAATACTCTTTCTGCCAAACCAGAACTTGATTGAAACTGCATGGAAATATCATCTGCATATGTGACGCCTTCTACGATTTCACGATCAGGTCCATATACGTTACTCTCTTGGGCAGTTGCAAGATTACGTCCTGGCAAAGTTACGTTTTGAGCACGTAGTGATATTGCTCGTGCATCCGATTGTCTTTCTGCTCCACTGAAAATATTACTTACTGGTCCGCCACCAATTTTTGCTGGAGGTAAAATTAAGACCTCATATCTATTTGGTTGTGCGTATCCTTCATTAGAACGAAATGCAGATAGTATATCGTTCAGAACACCAAATGCGGCTCCCTCTATGAAATTAGGTAATTCAGCCATTAGACCATGCTCCTAGAATCAGACCATACTTCTTTTGCAGTTGCCTTCTTAAATCTTTGCACTGGTAGAAGAGTCGCAATCATAAACTCGTCTGCATCAATTCTACGAAACTGTGACTTCACTTGTCCCGCTAGATATTTGTGTATGGTTGGTCTTACTAACCTTATATTTTTCACTTTTCTATATTCAACTATGAGTCTTGTTGCCTCATCAAAGTCTGTATCATTAGAGAAGTCCACTAACCTGTCCAGTAATCGTATTCTTAGTGGGATTGGTAGATAGTGCATATTAATTCCAAGAAACCCATCATCGTAGTTTTCTAGGGGCAACACTAATGGAAACGTATCATAGTATGGTAATGTCTTCTTAAACTTAGGGTCATAGATAAACATATTTAATCGACCATAGAATGGTCGATTATTTCTCTTGCCATCACGAATCAAATCCATGGCTTTTGGTGTACCAAACTCTTTGATTTTATCTTTATACCAATCTGTAGACTTTGGTCTGCCCTTCGCCGCATCCAAAACACTCTGAATATATTTACTCTGTGCCATATTATTATTTATAACGAATACCCAATTCCTCCTCTGTTAGTATCTTAAATTCCATATCATTATTACTACACCACTCAGATGCAGATTTCCATTTTGCCTCGTTTATGCTATATGTCTTCACTTCGTTCAACCATTTTTTAGTTTTTCTGTGTACAGATTCCGGCGGCCTAGTTTGTTTTTTAGGTTTGACCTCTATGATGAACTTCTTTATATTACCTGATGCCTGTCTTACCTTGATGTAAAAATCTGGGAAATAACGATGGAGTTTGCCATCCCAAGGAGATAAATAGGGTATGATGACTTCTTCGCTACCCCACTCAAGTATATTGTCACTGTTATCACAATACACCATAAACTTTCGTTCCCAGAGGGAACGATAGACTATGTTGTGGTAATCCCCTTTATATTTTTTAGGGTTTTTAGGAGTGTATCGACCTTTGTACGCCATGATGTATAAATAGTTAAAAGTATTTTATAGGAATATTTAGGATGTCAGTTCTCCAAGGAATCACAGGTGCAGTAAGAGCAAATATTGCTGGAGCTGCTACCAGAGCAGTAAAAAGTGCTGCGAGTGACATAAAGTCAATTGCTGGTTTAAATCCAACAGGTTCTAATTCTCAGTTAGGAGACTTAGCATCACTAAGTCCTACCTCCAATACAATTCTTTCGTACCCTGTCGCTGTAGACACAGACCCACAACAAGGTCATTATATTTTATTTCATATAAACACAAGAGTGAATGGTAAATTATCAACTCCAAAGGGTGGTAAGAGGGATTTAACTAAAATACAAAAAGACTTGATGAATGAGTTAGACCTTCAAGAGGCTGAATTTGGAACTGGAGCCATTGCTGATCTTAAAGTGAAAAAAACAGAAAAGGACACTGCTAGAAATACTTCAATAGTCCTGTCAAAATTACCAACAAAAAGACTTGAAAGAAGTATTGCGCTGTATATGCCACCTAATGTACAAGTAAGTTATGATCTTAAATATGGTGAAACAGATATAGGTTTTTTAGCCTCTGGATTAGACCAAGCCATTGCCGCATTTAATAATCAAAAAGGGGATACCTTAACAAAATTAAAAGCTTTTAGTAAAGCTGGTAGGGGGGATTTAAAAGAAGGGATCGGCCAGTTTGCACTTGGAGCGGCAGACACATTTGCATCTGGTGCAAAGGCTCTACAACAACTCTCCACTGGAACTGTGATTACCCCTCGTATGGAGATGATGTTTGAGGGTGTCGGTAGAAGAAATTTTACTTACACATTTATGTTTACACCAAAAAGTGAGCAAGAATCAAGAATTGTAGAAGAGATAATACACCAATTTAAATTTTATGCAATGCCTGCATTTTCTGACCCACAAACGAGAAGAGAGATGGATATCCCTGGCACTTTTGACATTGAGTATATGTATAGAGGCAGCAGAAATAATTTTCTCAACAGAGTGCATACTTGTTTTCTTAAAAGTGTTGCGGTTCAATACGGTGCAGATAGATATACGGCTTATAAAGAAACCAGTGGTAATCGTGGTTCTGGACTACCACCACAAAGATCATCTTTAACGCTAAACTTTAGTGAATTAGAAGTGTTGAACCAAGAGCATATAACTGATGGATACTAAAAATGTATTTTGCAAATTTTCCTCTCATACCCTATGACTCCGTTGGTGATGGTGATTTCAAGCTCGTCACTAATTTATTAAAGCGTGTGGCACTTAGATCAAAAGTAAGGGCAAATAGTTTATTATTTGACACTTACAATGTTAAAGAGGGCGAAACGCCAGAACAGATTGCACACAAACTTTACGGAGATGTAAATCTTCATTGGATAGTTATGTACGTGAACAACATAACAGACAGATATCATCAGTGGCCAATGACAACACCACAGTTTCTTGCTTTCATCAATGAAAAGTATTCTGATCCAGACGGCGTACATCACTATGAAATTACACAAACCTCTGGTGATACAACTATAAAAATTGATATAGGAACAGATAACACAGAACACTCTGGAGCAACCACGATAACAAATCGTGAGTTTGAAGAAGAGAGGCAAGATACTTTACGTAAGATACGATTGTTAGACCCTGCATATACATCTCAATTTGTAGAAGAATTTGAAACTCTCATGGGAGAGAGTGTACTGTAATGTCAGAAATTAGAGCAGCAGGCGATTTTAATATATCGGTGGCAGAGATTATAACCTCCTCCGGCGCATCAATCAATATAAAAGTTGCAAATATAATAGGTTTAAATTTTTATGAGAGCATTCACAAAAATTCTATTGCCGGTGAAATATTAATTCAAGATGCTGCTGGATTTGTGAGTGAGGGCCCAATTATTGGTCAAGAGTATCTCAGACTAAAAATTCAAACATCATCACTTAAAGATGAAAAAGACATAATTAATTTTACTGAAAATGTTTTTGTTATTAACTCTGTCGAGACACGGGCTGAAACTGCAAATAATGTGTCCGTTTATTTACTTAGTTTTACATCTTCTGAACTTGCAAAAAATCAAAGAACAAGGGTATCTGGTTCTCTTACAGGAACCCATTCTGACATAGTTAAACAGATGCTAGACAGAGTAAATTGTCAAAAAAATATTTTTTTAGAACCAACTAAAGGTGTTAAAAGAATGGTGGTTCCAAATCTCCCACCATTTAGTGTAATCACTATGGCGCTTCAATCTGCTTCTTCATCAATAAATGATAATTTTTCCCCGTCTTATTTGTTTTTTGAAACTTTTAAAGGATATCATTTTAGAAGTTTAGCAAGTTTATATGCACAACCAATATCACAAAGTTACACCAAATACGTGCCTGGAGCTCAGGTTGATGGCGGGATAGTTGATATAGAGAAAGAGTTGGGTAGCATAATAGATTATGAAGTAGTTGACAACAGTGACAAATTGTGGAATCTAACAACTGGTGTGTTATCATCTCGACTCATAGTTCACAACATTTATAGTAAATCATTTAGGGAGTACACATATAATTACTTTGATCATTTTGGTGAAGAGAAACATATAACCAGTTATCATGATGGAAATCAGTTTCCAATTTTTAGTGATGTTTCTATAGAAAAAGATGGCTCACGAAGTTCTGATTTTCCAACTAGAACTTTCTTAACATCAATTTCAGAGGGAGAGACAGATACCAACAATACGACATCAGATGGGACGGAGCCTTTTATTGCCCCTGATCCACAAAATACTTTACAAGAGAGAAAATCCACTACAAATCAATTAGACAAAGGACTTTTACTAAATATACTTACACACGGTAATACTTCCATTAATGCTGGAGATGTTGTGAAGTTGGATATACCATTAGTTGCAGCAATTAAAACTGAAGCTAATCGTAAACACGATAGATTTTATCAAGGAGTTTTTCTCATAAAAAGTATCAAGCATGAATTTGATTTTGCTTTAGCAAAACATAAGTCTTATTTGAGTTTAGTAAAAGATTCCTTACCAGAGAGGTTAGATGGTCCAAAAGACCAGTACGAGCCTAAACCAGAAAAATCTCCCACGATAATATCTGAAAAAGAGATGTTATATCCACAACTATAAGAAAGGAGAATGTATCGGAAAACAAATACCCAAAATTGATCTGAACCTAATCAACAAAAAGGAAACAAAAATGTCAAAAGTTAAAATGCAAAACCGTATTAAGAAGATGAACTTTCAGAAACAG